TTAACGAGAACGTACGCGACGCGAGCGGCAACCGCATCGTCGTCTGGTACGACACGTCGGAGCTCACCCAACGGCCCGACCGCTCCGCGAACGCCATTCGGCTGCGCGAGATGCTGGTCATCAATGACGAGGCGACGCGCCGCGAGACCGGCATGAACGAGGACGACGCGCCGACCGACGACGAGTTGGAGAAGATGATTCTCACCAAGCTCGCCGTCAACCCGCAGACCGCGGCCGTCGCGCTCAGGGAGCTCACCGGTCTCGACATCGCGCCGCCACCGCCCGAGGCGCCATCGATCACACCCGAGGAGGCCGATGCCGCCGAGGCCAAGGTAAGTGGCGAGGAAGGCGAGCCTGAGGCGTCGCCGAACGGGCCGCCGCGGACACAGGACGCCAAGCAGCCCGCTCCCGACGAGGGAGTCGCGCCCGGCACACAGTCGCTGACGGCGTCCGTCCGCCGGGACGCGCTGGTCAGCTCGACACACTCGGTGCGGCGTCGCGCCCGCGCCTCGCTGGTCCGGAGGTAGCTATGGCAACGCTTCAGACGCTTCCCCAGGATGAGCTGGACCGCCGCAGCGAGGCGCTGCTGGCGGCGCTGGACGACGCCTGGCGCGCCGTCGTGGAGGAAAACGGCGGCGACGCGGTCACCGCGGCGTCGTCGCCGACGGCGTGGGCGCGCCGGATCGGACGCGCGCTGTCGCTGCTGATCAACACCTACCTACGCGCCGCCGACCAGGTGGTCGACGATGTCGACGCCGGCCGAGAGACGGGCGTCGGCCTGGTGTCCTCCGAGGTCGTCTCCCGCTGGGCTGACGTCACGTGGGACCGCCTAGTGAACTCACTCAGCAGGCTCGACGCGGAGGGCGACCCGCCGGGTCACCTGCGGACCGTCGCACAGACCGAGGTGCACGGCGCCGCGAACGCGGGAACGCGCACGCAGCTCGAGGAGTTCGTCGACGCGGGGCTCACCACGATCACATGCACGTGGCGGTCGCGTCACGACGACAGGGTACGCGCGTGGCACCGTGAGGCCGACGGACAGCAGATCAAAATCGATGAGGCGTTCCGCGTCGGCGACTCGTGGCTCATCGCGCCGGGCATTCCGATGCCGGGACGGCCGTTCGACGTAGGTGACGTGTGCAACTGCAGGTGCCGCGTGGAGTACACATATGATATAATCAGCTCGACACGGACGAGCAATGATGACGTGGAGGCACCGGTGAGCGATGTGGACGAGACCACCCTCATCGCGGCGTCGAACTGGAAGCCGGAGGCGCACCCGCGGGGTAAGGACGGGAAGTTCATTAAAAAGGGCTTTCTTCAGTCGCTGCTCGCGTCCAAGACGCCGATGGTCGGGCAGGTGCTCAACGCCGTCAACGACCTCGATGACAAGCAGTGGAACAACCTCAAGCCGGAGCAGAAGCAGTACGTCAAGGACGCGGTGGACAAGCTGCCGAAGTCCTCGACGTCGTACCAGAACGCCAAGAAGAAGCTCGACTCGCTGGAGCCGTCGGCGCCGAGCGGGCCGACCGTGAAGCCGATACCCGCTCACAAGGGCGCGAAGCCGGGATCACCAGCGAAGGTCACCACGTCGCTGGTCTGGGGTAAGTACGACGCCGACACCGTCGTCCTCGAGAACGCCGCGGGTGACCAGCGGATCATGTGGAACGGTAAGAACTACGTCGCGCAGAACAAGACTTCAACGGGCGACTGGGTCGACGGGGAGACCTACACGAAGAAGTCGTTCTACGACGCTCACAAGGGCGACACGGGGTGGGTCGTCCCGGGAGCGGCCGCGGCCGAGACCGTTTCTCCGCCGACTCCGTTGGCCCCGGCGACTTCGCCGACACCGGCCGCAGCGACGGTGTCCGACAAGCCCGACCTGGACGCTCCGGGTGGAGCTCCGCTGTCGTACGACACCAGCAGCGTGATCTCGAACTGGCCGGGTGCGCTGAACGCGTCGTACATCGCCCCAGGCGACGCGCTGGCGTTTAAGAGCGACGGCTCGAAGCGCATCGTGCGCACCGCCGACATTGGCGGCACCAAGCTCTATGACGTCGAGAAGTGGAACGCGTCGACCGGTAAGTGGGAGACGGAGAACAAGGGCGTCACGCTCGGTTGGTTCATGTCGCACCAGGACACCGATCTCACGGGCAATTGGCTCATGGCGAAGCCTGACGGTAAGCCGTACGCGACTAAAAAGCCCGCGACGCCGGCACCGGCGCCTACGCCGGTCGCGACGAAGCTTGCTCAGGACCTGACGCTGCCCGACGGCACGGTGAACTGGGTCAGCCTAGACGCCGAGGTCGGAACGGGCAAGTTCGCTCCCGGCACGGTGCTGGTGACGCACGGCACACCCGCCGTCGTGAACTACCGTGTCATCGTGGCGAACGACGGCGTGTCGGTGCAGCTCCAGACACAGGGACTCGGTGGACCGTGGCAGAACTACGTCGGCGGAGCGGCGTGGAGCGCGGAGAGCGTCGTGGGCAAGCTGTTCTCGGTGAATGCGAACGACTGGAAGATCAACCCGAAGCTCTCCTACTCGCCCGACGTCGACCCGGACGTCTCGATGACGCCCGGCAAGCCGCTCACCGGCAAGGACGCCAAGTCGGTCTGGCAGCTGGCGGAGACCAAGGCGACCGGCGACGTCGTCGCCGAGGGCGTGTCGGGCAGCGGGCAGAAGCTGCAGATCATCGTGGCGCCCTACGGGCTCAATGTGCAGGTCTACTCGCCCGCCGAAGGCTGGCTGGACTTCTACGCGGCGTCCAGCCAGAGCCAGACGGCTCAGATGCTCAACACCGCCGGTGTGAAGTGGAGCACCCCCGCGGGCGGTCCCACCGGACTGCCGACGACGCCGGCGACGGCCGGACCCGTTCACGTGTCGACGGCCGCCAAGGCCGCGGATGCGGCGGCCTCGCCGATGGGCGCAGGTGGCGACATCGCCGGAATCTCCGACGCCGTCAAGAAGGACATGAAATCGGTCCTGAAGGACGATAAGATCGGCTACTGGTCGAAGCCCGATAAGATCTGGGACTCGGTTCAGAAGATCCAGCAGAAGTACGCGGACCCGGCCAACCCAGGCAACTCGCAGTACACGCCGCTGCAGGTGCTCAAGTCGCTGGACAGCACGCTCAAGACGTCGGACCCGTCGCCGTTCGAGACTAAGATCACGAAGTGGGCGGCGACGCCGAAGGGCCAGGCGTACATCTCGAAGTCTGCCGCGTCTTCGGCGACGCCGGTAACGACGCCCGCCGTGACGCCTCCGGCGAAGAAGTTTCCGTCCGTCACCAGCGACGTGCCGAACTACGATGTCGCGTGGGGGCAGGGCAAGCCGCTCACCGGAGCCAAGGTCGTCGAGCTCGTCAAGAACAGCGAGCACCTCGACATCGTCGCTGTTCACGTCAAGGGCAGCGTGCAGCACCGCGTCGTTCGGTCGACCGATGATCCGAACACCGGCGAGCCGCGCTTCTACGTGCAGCGACGCGACAACGCCACCACCGGCGGATGGAACGTCGTAAAGCCCGCGGGCACCGATAACGGCATCATGAAGACCGGTGATGAGCTCGATAAGTACTTCCCCGGCATGAAGTTCCGAAGCGTCGAGGGCGTACAGGGAGCGACGGCGGGCACCGCCGCGGTGCCCGCTCCGTCGCTGAAGAAGGGACCGAGCGTTCCGATCCACGCCGGCAGCGACGACATCTCGCATCTGACGCCCGATCAAAAGAGCGCGATCTACGCTAAGTTTAAGTCGCACAAGAACGTGTACGTCAGCTCGCCGGAGCTGAGCATCTTCACCGGCCTCAAGAACACCGCACAGGACAACAACTTGTCCGTCATGCAGGTGCTTAAGGTCGTCGACGAGGTGGGCGCCGACAAGGTCGGCGCGCCCAACTCCCAGCTCTTCGAGAAGAAGATCACGGCGTGGCTCGGCACCAAGCAGGGTACGATCGCCGCCGGCAGCGAGGCGCTGTTCAAGGCGCTGGCGCGCAAGGTCGACTACACACCGGGCACGTCCGACGCCGGCATCATGAGCTTCAACGACTCCTCAAAGCTCACCTACAAGAACGTTTCGATCGCGGCCGCGAACAAGTTCGGCACGGATGTGCAGAAGCAGAGCGAACTGCCGTCCGCGCAGATCGACGCGATGAACAAGTACACCGGCGGCGTGTACAGCGCGATCAACTCGTACCTCTACGGCGGCACCGACACCATCACGCCGGCGAACATGGCGACCGCAAAGAACGTGCAGAAGTCGATGCGGGCGTCGATCGAGCCGATGCTGCTGCACCGCGGCGTGAACTTTGACGGCATCGCGAACTCGACCAGTCACTCCGATCTCGAGTCCAAGGTCGGGCAGACCTGGCTGAGCGGCGGGTTCTTCTCGACCAGCGTCGGCAGCAAGACC